CCTGCGGAGGGGTGGCCGAGTGGCCGAAGGCGGCGGTTTGCTAAACCGTTATAGGATGTCAAGTCCTATCGTGGGTTCGAATCCCATCCCCTCCGCCATCTTCCAGTCGCAAACCCCGTCAGCGACCCCAACGACGCCAAATTTTCACGTTGTTTCAAAGGGGTTTGGCCGGACCATCCGAACCGCAGAGACTGGCCAATGGCGCAAATGCGGTCTCTGAACGGCTTTGGTCTCTAACCGAGCGAACCTCGCCGCTTCCGGTTCGCTCCAGGAAAGCGTATCTCTTTCAAACGCTTGACTGATGATGGCCCCCGACCCGTTTCCAGCGGTTTCGCCGGTAGGCGGGCCTACAGAGACAGCCCAAGGTAGGCATGATGCCGCGCACCATGGCGCTCACCTGCGTAGTCCGCACCGTCAATGGCGCGTCGGCTTTGTAGTGCCGACCGAGCCCATCAGCTGAAGACGAGCGCGGGTGCGGTCGAGGACGATCCGGTTGAGCTCGTTCTCCGCGATCCTGGTCAGCTCTCGCACATGCTTCATCGTCGTAGCGATGTCGGAAAGCTCGGGAGGATTTCCAGCCAAGGCTAATTCGGGTGCAGTTGGCTCATTTTGAGACCGATGGTAGACAATTACTGCGTGGCAGGTTTCTCATGATGTCACCCATCGAGGTTCAAGCACCGCTCGACGCGTCCGAGCCAATACCAAATTTTCATTGGGAGAGAGATGACCGACACTCTGGCCAACCGCATTCTCGACTGGATCCAGCGGAACCCCGGCCAGCGCGCTGCTCAGATCGCAAGTGGGTTGTCCGAAGACCGAAAGACCGTCGGTGCGATTATTCGTGGCGCTCTACGCGGCTCCGTCAAGCAGGATCAGAACTTCCGTTGGTGGCTGGCTGGGCGCGAGCCCATTGAGCCCGCATCACGGCCGGAGCACGTCCCGCAAACAAAAGTCGGGCGGTTGGCACGCTATTTTATGGAGGCAGTCGCGCGGGACGTTCAGCTTGAGGTTAGTGTCTATGCCTCAAGCAGCTTTAACGACCTAGACTATGCCGAATTGCCGTCACTTCCGGCTTTGGCGGACGAGCCCATCCAAATACGTGAGGGACTAAGTCGACTTGTCAGCAAGGCTGCGAAATCAAAAGAGCAAGACTTATATATCGGCTATCCCATCTTCGCGCGACAGCTCATGAGCAAGAAGGGCAACACCTTCTGGATGCTCGAGCCTCTCCTCCTGTTGCCTTATTCACCGGATGGTACCGATGCACCTGTCGGGCGCATTTCTTTCAACCACAGTCTTTTGGCCCACTTTGCGCCAGGTGGCCCGTCAGCCGCGGTTGCCGAGGGTGTCGAGATCTCGAGTGCGCTCGGGCTAAGGGCGGATGCGACAGATCTGCCGGATCTGGAGGACGTCCTGTTCCGGCTTCCTAATGTGCGGCCCGACTGGCCTTGGGTCGAGCGTATCGATCCATTCGTTCTCAGCACAGGTAATCCGCTTACGTCGCCAACAGCCGAGGGTATTCTGAATCGAGCCGCAGTTTTTCTAGTTAAACAAAAAAAATTCACGGCCGGCCTCGAGAACGAATTGGAAGCACTTGGGCGTCAACGGCAGGAGAGCTTGGCTGGAACTGCGCTAGGCGGATGGGTCGATGGGGCGCACCAGCAGCGGGGGCAAACTCCGCACGGTCTTATTGAAGTAGTTTCTCTGAATGCGGAGCAGCGAGACGCTGTTCAAAAGGGGCTCACCGAGCCACTTACGGTGATAACTGGCCCCCCTGGAACGGGTAAATCCCAGGTTGTCACAAGTTTGATCGCAAATGCGGTCTGGAACGGACAGACAGTCCTTTTTTCAAGCCACAACAATCGGGCTGTCGATGTTGTGGAAGAGCGCGTCAACGGGCTCGCCGATCGCCCCGTGATGGTGCGCATCGCGAACCGCAACGAGTTCATTACCAAACTTGCTGAACAACTAGGGCGATTGCTCGCGTCTGGCACAGATCTGCTGCAAGCGACGCAGCTTGAGGTATTCCGGAAGCAGTATGCGGCCCTCGCGGTACAAGCGGAACAGGCCAACAAGCAACTGGACGATGTTGTCAAATTACGAAATAGAATTGCAGAACTTGAAGACGACATTGCCCCACTTAAGCAAGCTCTTGGAGAGGCTCGTCTGCGACGTCTTGCCGTTGAAGCGACAATGTCGCGCGACCTTGTCGAAGAGCTTGATAAACAAGTGCGGCGTTGCGATCGGTGGCAACACAGTATTTTCTTGAAGCTAATCTGGCCGCTTATCCGGAAAGGCCGGCAAGTTGCGTTCCTAGAAGCGCGGTCCTCTGTCGCCCAGCACACCATCGCCCACGGTCTATCACTTGACAATGAAATAAGCCTTGCCGGGACTTTAGATAGGCTTCGGGAACGGGTGGCGTTACTCCCAAAGGTCGCTGAGTATGTAGAAGCCGCAGAACGGCTAAAGACCGGCACATCGGATGCCGACATAGCGCTAATTTTGAATAGGGTCGGCGCTCAGAAAACCGATATTGCCGGCGCCCTTTGGCGACTGTCTCTATCGGAGAGAGCGGCCAGGATGGCTGCTGACGAGCGAAAGGCAGTTTCGAATTTTGCTAGTACCCTGAAGATGCAGCTGAGCGGGGGATCGGAGCAGGCAAGCCGAAAGATAGACTGGATTGGAATGTTAAAAAGCCTACGAAGCCTCATACCCTGCTGGGCGGTGACTGCGCTATCCGCGAAGGGGCGTATTCCCTATGAGGCTGGCGTCTTCGACCTGGTCGTGATTGACGAGGCGAGCCAATGCGATATCGGCTCAACGCTTCCACTCCTCTACCGTGCGAAGCGAGCTGTCATTCTCGGCGATCCTATGCAGCTTCCACACATCACGACGCTTTCAACCGCTGAAGACCAACGGCTACTGCAGCGCTTTGGTTTGGCGGAGGACTCGGCTTACTGGTCCTTCACCCAGTCCTCGCTGTTCAACCTCGCTGCCACGCTAGTTGGAGCGGAGCATGTCGTGGTCTTGAAGGATCACCATCGATCACACGCAGATATCATCGATTTTTCGAACCAGCATTTTTACGAGGGTAAGCTGCGCGTCGCGACGCGGTATGATCGGCTACGTGTGCCGCCCAGAACTGATAAGATCATCTCGTGGCGAGATGCCTCTGGCCCGGTGACGCGACCGTTAAATGGCGGCGCCCTGCAAAACGAAACGGCCAGGGCTACAGTTGCTGCGCTCCGGGACCTGCTCGTAGACAGAAATTACGGTGGCACCGTGGGTGTCGTTACACCGTTCCGCGCACAAAAAAGACTTCTGCAGGAGTTGATTGAAACTGAACCGGAAATTACTGCGCGAGCTGCAAACGCTGATCTGATGGTAGACGTAGTGCACAGTTTTCAAGGTAATGAGCGGGATACCATGCTCTTCTCGCTTGTTTGCGGACCTGGGATGACGGAGGGCGCGCTCGCCTTCCTTCGCGGGAACGGAAACCTATTCAACGTTGCCGTCACTCGCGCGCGCGCCGCATTGATTGTTGTTGGAGACAAGGTCGCAGCGTCTCGGTCCGGTGTCTCTTATCTTGAAGCCTTTGTACGGCACGTAGACGCGCTTCAACAGCCATCCATGTCCGCTGTCGAGGTAACCCGAGATTTTGGCCCGAACTATCCGTCTCTCCCACGCGGCGCAAAGCCTGTCTCAGACGAGGAACGGCTTCTATATTTGGCGCTGTATAAAGCAGGCATCAAACCGTATCCGCAATTTCCTGTTGGGGCCTACCACCTCGATCTTGCCATCTTCGATGGTGATCGGAAACTCGACATCGAAGTAGATGGTCGCTTGTACCACTGGGATGGTGAAAGGGTGCGCCACGATCTTATCAGGAACCAGCGCCTTATCGAGCTAGGTTGGCACGTTCGTCGTTTTTGGGGGAGCCAGGTGCGTGATGATCCCGATGGTTGTGTGCGCTCAGTAATGGATTGGATGGCTAATACGCCAACCGGCGGACACGTCGCTCATCCACTTTCATAGGTCTGAAGCGATAGGATTTATGGGATGGCCTATTCCTGCCAACAAATGCGCTTGGTAGCCGCAACCGCTCCCCACCGATAATCTTGCTATCTCAAGAACCAACGGTGCGGACCTGCTTACCCAAACACCCGCTGCATCTGCCCATCCCACGGCAACTCAACCACGGTCATCAGGTCATTGATCGCTATCGCCGGCGGTCGCCGGGCAATGACCAGCGCCTCCAGGACGTTCGGGGCCAAATAAGCAAGCCGGATCATCCGCCCGATGAAGCGGTCGGAGACGTTCTCCGCCACAGCGATGTCCTGAATGGTGGAGACGGCGCCGCTCTCCAGCTGTCGCCGCCACTTCCATGCCCGAGCGATGGCACGGAGCACGTGCGGATCCTGCGTCCGGCCTTCCCTCACGCAGTGGTCCTCAGGTGGCAGGATCTTCGGCCGCCCGTTGCGCTTGCGGATGCTCAGCGGAATGACGACCCGGATGGTGTCGGACGAACCGTTCATGCGCAGGCCTCCTTCTGGCGGGGCGCCATCATGTCGCGCAGCACAGATCCCAGCCCTTCCTGGCGCAGGTCGACCGCGATGCCGCTCGCCCCCACGGTGACCCTATCGACCAGGAGCTGGATGATGCGGGTCTGCTCCGCCGGATAGAGCGCGGTCCAGATCTGGTCGAATTCGCCTAGCGCCTTGATGACCGCCTTCTCATCCACCGCAGCGCTCACGTCCCGCGGCGCCTTGATCACGCGGGCTGCAATCTCTGGCGCGCGGATCATGCGCCGGATCTCGCCGATGACGGCGTCCTCTACCATACCAGCTGGCAAACGCAGCGGTCCCGCGCTTTCGCCGATAGCGCGGCTCCTGATCAGATCCATCGACACGTAGTAGCGATAGAGACGAGAGCCTTTCTTGGTCGCGGTCGGCGTCATCGCTGTGCCGGTCTCCGAGAAGATGATCCCCTTGAGCAAGGCCGGCGTCTGGGCTCGCGTGTTATTGGCCCGGAGCCGCGGGCTCTCCTGTAGGATAGCGTGCACGTTGTCCCAGAGAGCCTGATCAATGATCGCCGCGTGCTCGCCGGGATAGGCCGTTCCTTTGTGAACGGCTTCGCCGAGATAGACCCGGTTGTTGATGAGCTTGTAAAGAAACCCCTTGTCGACCACCTTCCCGCGCTTGTTCAACACACCTTCGGACGCCAGCGCCTTGGCCAGCATGGTCGCGGAGCCGATCGCAGCGAAGCGCTGGAAGATCATCCTGACTGTGGCAGCTTCATTCTGGTTGACCATGAGCTTGCGGTCACGCACGTCGTAGCCCAGCGGCACATAGCCGCCCATCCATATGCCGCGCTTGCGGGATGCTGCCACCTTGTCACGGATACGCTCCCCGATCACCTCGCGCTCGAACTGCGCGAAGGACAGCAGGATGTTTAGCGTTAGCCGACCCATGCTGGTGGTCGTGTTGAACGACTGAGTCACCGAGACAAAGGTCACCTGGTGCCGCTCCAAGATCTCGACCAAACGGGCAAAATCCATGAGGGATCGCGATAGTCGGTCGATCTTATAGACGACGATCACGTCGATCAGACCTGCTTCGACGTCGGCCAGAAGGCGTTTCAGCGCAGGTCGATCAAGCGTGCCGCCAGAAACGCCGCCATCGTCATAGGGCTCTCGGATCGCGGCCCATCCTTCGGCGCGTTGGCTGGCGACATAGGCTTCACATGCCTCGCGCTGTGCATCGAGCGAGTTGAATTCCATGTCTAGCCCTTCCTCGCTCGACTTGCGCGTGTAGATCGCGCAGCGCTGACGGCGTGACATGGGAAGGACGGTGGTTGGCGCGCGGTTCATCGGGGATCCCTCCCGGCCTCACGAAGCCCGAAGAAGCGGTAGCCATTCCATTGCGTACCGGTGATTGCCCGCGCGACGGCGGACAGCGACTTGAAGCTGCGGCCCTGCCAGTCGAAGACATCCCGCAGAACGGTGACGGTATGCTCAACGCCATTCCATTCGCGCAGCAGCCGCGTGCCTACGACGGGGTTGCGGCTGTCTGCGATGATCGCTTTTCGGCCAAGCTTCCCGTCGATTTCATTGGCGAGGAGATCGAGCATTCGCCGTGTCTCGCGCGACAGGCCGCCGAGCGTCAGCTCCTGGATTCGGTAGCCGAGCCGTAGTTCGAGGTAGCTGCGGCTATTGTTCGGCGCCGGCAAGCCAAAGAGTATTTCCCATCTTTGCTTGAGCTCGACCACACTCATTTTCTGTAGCGCTGCCAGCTGTGCGACGACGCTGGCGTCGCTGGTGCCGGGATACTGCCGATAGGGTTCTGCTTCAGGTTTTCTCTTCAGTACTGCCATCATCATTCTCCGACGCGGGTGTTTGGTTTACGACGACCAACACGGCGTTTGAGGGCGAGAATGTCGAATGAACTTTCTCCGTTTTTGGCAGATAAAGAACTTGCCTCCTGGGCCTGAATTCGCCTGAGGCCACCTGCAAGGATGCAGGCGACTTCATCCAGACGTTCCTGGGCCGAGAGGCACTCGGCAGGGAGGGGATTGGGGCCGGAGAGAGCGTCGTGCATGATGACCTTCCGCAATTAGAAACAGCGGGCGATACTCGGACGCCCTTTCGCGGACCGAACATGGTCGTAGTTCCGACGACAGAAAACAGAAAATTCGGCGGTTGAGAATCAACAGGATAAAGAAGGTATCAATGCGAAAAATCGCTAAGGCTGGAGATGGCGCTGCTACTACCGCCGCCGCGCCTGTCGCCATTCCCAGGGCATCTCGAATCGTCCCGCCCACATCCCTTGAGTCAGGTAGCGCGCGATATCCTCGTCGCGCACATAATCCACCGAATAGCGGCGGTAGGCGACAGCCCAACCATGCGAGACAAGTGATTGCCCGATATCCAGCCCCTGCGACCAGCATGTCGCAACAAGGCGCTGATAACGATCACGTTCGCGGCTGATGCAGTGAATTTCACCTCCGGCTACCGCCGCCGCCAATTCGGATGCAGCGCGGCGCCCGCAGGCCCAAGCTTCGCCAGTCTCATCCTCGCATGTCTGACGAAGCTCCGGCGCGTCGATGCCATGCAGGCGTAGCCGCGTATCACCGACTTGCAGCGTATCGCCATCAACCGCGCGCGCCTCGCCTTGCAGTAGGATGGGATCGATACGCTTGGCCAGAGCGGGCGACGCAGCAATGCCGAGAACCAGCAGCGCCAGGGAAAGGCGGGACAGCAATTTCATCTGATCAGGAACCTCGATCCTGCGCACAACGAAAGCCAATATAAACCACCGCAGTTGACGGGGGCTTACTGGCCCGGTGGTCGCGATGCATCTGCGAGGCGCCATACCACCAGGAACCACCGCGGGTGATGCGCTCGCTGCCAAGCGCGGTATCCACCCATTCCCAAGCATTCGCCCCCATGTCGTAGAGGCCATTCACCCCTGCCTGGGAGGTGCCAACGCGCGCAGGGCCAGTGCCTCGGTTGAGCCGCGCAGAGCGATCCAAGGCAAAAGGTGTTGGACCGCAATCGCGCAGGCAATTCGCCCCGGTCGGGCGTTCGCCGGTGGGATAGGGATAAGTCACGCCGGTCTGGAATGGTGCGGACGGTGATGCGCGCCGCTCCGTATGCGCGGCCTCCAGCCACTCCGCATCGGTCGGCAGGCGCTTGCCTGCCCAACGACAATAGGCATGGGCTTCGTCGAAGGTGATGTGTACAGCTGGCTCGCGCTCATCAGCGGGCTCGCCAAAAGGCGTGCTCCAGGTCCAACCAGGCTTGCGCACCCAGCCCGCCTCAAACACGGAGCCACCGCCCTGGCGCTCAGCCATGGTGACCATGCCCGTAGCGGCGACAAAGCGCCGAAATGCGCCGACCGAAACCTCGGTCCGGTCAATGGCAAAGCGGCCAATGGGCTGCATGTCGCCATTGGCGTGCGCAGCCGGGGCGGAGAGTAAGCCAAGGGCAACCAGCAGCGTCTTCCCAAGCATGCGCATGGTCATAGCTTCTTCCCCGCCCAGATAACGCGGCCGATGATATTCACATCCTCTGTCGGGCGCTCGTAATCGCCGTAAAGCGGATTGACCGATTTGATCACGACGCGTGATGGCTCCGCCGTTGGGATGTGCTCGATGCGCTTGGCCACAATCCCAAGACCGTCCCAGATCACGAAAATGCCTGGCGGCGCCGGCACACGCTGTGCGGTATCCACCAGTACCCGATCGCCCGAGGCCAAAAGCGGCTCCATCGAATCCCCATCAATGGTGATGATCCTGAGATTGGCAGATCGTGCACGCAATTCATGGCGAATTACGGCATCAGGAAACATCCAGACTGCCTTTATTTCCTCGTCACCCTCGTGAAACGCGCCATGCCCTGCCGAGGCACGCACATCCAATTCCGGCACCTGAGCAAATCCAGGCACCGCCGCAGCCAACGCAAGTGGCGGAGCGGCTGTAACTGCTGATGGCAAGGCGGGCAGCGTTGCCTCGCTTGCCGATTCTTTCCTTGCGGGACGCAGACTTTCGTCCGGCACCTCAAGAAACGCCGCAAGCGCTTCGCGCGCATCTTCAGGCAGCGTCTTTGGAATCCCGCGATAGAGATACTGCTGCAAATAGGCGGCGTTTCGCCCGATCGCGAGCGAGGCTTTTTTCAGGTCCGTGCGCCTTTGCTGGATCAATTTCATGACCCTGAGACGCGTTGGATCGAGGTCCATGGTGCCTAACTCCTTGATCTGCCATTGATAGGTAATAGCCTATTTTAATTAATTGACGCATGTAAATTGGGCTGTCAATCCTAGCCCTCATGACGACCCGATTCAGCGATCAGTTCATCACGGAAGTTGAAGACTTCCTGGAAGCCACCCGGATGAAAGCCACTGATTTTGGCCGAGAATCTATGGGGGATCCCAATTTTGTTAGGCATTTACGCAAAGGGCGATCGCCGAGCCTTCTGACCGCAGACCGGGTCTGCGCCTTCATGGAAAAGGTGAGGCAGGACCGCCAAGCGTCGGGAAAAAGGACGAAATTCCCATGAACAATAGTCCTACGAATCACCTCAACCAGATCCACTTGGCGCGGCGCTGGAATGTCAGCCCCCGCACCCTGGAACGCTGGCGCTGGCTCAACCAAGGGCCGCGATACCTAAAGATCGGCGGCAGGGTTCTCTATCGGCTGGAAGATATCGAGGCTTACGAGCGTGACGCGGTGCACCAGCCGGCAGCGGCGGGGGCGCAGTGATGCTGACCCGTGCCCCTTCCCTGCTGCGGCCTCAGATCGGCGAGCCTGAAATGCTCGCTTGGTTCCTGGCGGCGAGCCCCGGTGACCGCATCGCCTATTGGCGCGGGCATCTGGCCATTGAGCTATCTGTGACCGCGAGCCCGCTGGGCGACAGTGAGCGCCGCCACCTGCGTGGCCTGAAGAACTTGACGCTGCACATGGCTGAGATGGGCTTGGTGCATCTCGTCCAGCAACGCCTCGGGCGGGATGACTACCTTTATCTCGCCATTGCGCGTCCCCGGCCGAGTCAGGGCAGCGCCCGTTTGATCCTGCAGGCCCCCCCCTCCCCCCAGGCGGCGTCATCGCTGCCGCAGGCCGCGTGAGGTGCGACATGGGTAAAGCATCTCGCGATAAGGGCCTGCGGCGCGAACGCGCGCTGGTGGAACTTCACAAACAAAGCGGCATCGCCGCCGAGCGTGTGCCGCTATCGGGTGCCACGCGATATCGCGGCAATGGCGCCGATATCGACATCTATGCCCGCGGCGTGGCCGAACCGCCGTTGGTGGCTGAGGTCAAAGCCCGCGGAGATGGCGAGGGCTTCAAGACGCTGGAGCGCTGGCTTGGCACGCATGATGCCTTGTTTCTCTGGCGCGACCGTGCCGCACCGCTGGTGGTGGTGCCCTTGCATGTCTGGCTGGAACTGATTGGACGCGGGCTGCCGCCACCGCAGGTGAAGTCATGACGCGGCGGTCCATGCGCCGGTTGCGCCGCATCGGCCGTGTGCTCCGCAACTTCACCATCGGCGCTGTCTTTGCCGGCGGTTTCATCGCGCTCTGCTGGATCGCGGAACTGCTGGTGCAGCCATGACGCCCATCCCCATGAAAATGGCGACGCCCGTCCGGCCGTCGTCATGCAAGCCAGAGCCGGACATCACCCATTCCAAAGAGACACAAATGAGCAATCGCTCCCAACTGGCGCAGTTGCGCGAGATGGACGCCGCGCAGGCCGCACCCCTGCCTGTCGATCATCTGGCGCTGCTGCTGGAAGAGGTCGGTACGCTGCGGGCCTCCTACGCCCTCGAAGCGAAGGAGGCTGCGTGATGGCGATCTCCCTCGCATCACTCCGTCGGGGCGGCGATACGCGTCCCCCACGCCTGCTGATCTATGGCGTTGCTGGCGTCGGCAAAACGAAGCTTGCCGCAGATGCGCCGAACCCGATCTTTCTGCAAACCGAGGATGGCCTCGGGCGGATTGATGCCGCGACCTTCGGGCTGCTGCGCAACTTTGACGCCGTCATGGAAGCGCTTGGGTCCCTTTATTCCGAAGCGCATGAATTCCAGACGCTTGTCATCGATAGCCTTGATTGGCTGGAACCGCTGATCTGGCAGCACACGGCGCAGCAGCACAATCAGCGCGACATTGAAGCCTTCGGCTATGGCAAGGGCTATCAGGCCGCGTTGGATACCTGGCGCACCTTTTTGGATGCGGTGAATACGCTGCGCGATGAATGCGGCATGGGCGTTCTTCTGATCGCCCATGCGGAAATCCGCCGCTTTGATAGCCCGGAGACCGAGCCCTACGACCGTTATCAGCCGAAACTGCATCGGAGCGCATCTGCGCTGGTGCAGGAGCATGTCGATGGCGTGCTGTTCGCGAATTATCGCGTCAGCACGCTGAAGTCGGACGTCGGCTTTAACAAGAAGGTCGTGCGCGGCGTAAGCGGTGGTGATCGCCTGCTGCACACAATCGAACGCCCTGCTTTCCTGGCCAAGAACCGCTTTGGCCTTGAAGAAACCCTGCCGCTCGCCTGGGCCGATCTGGCCGCCGGCATTCCCTTTTACGCGGCAGCACCAAGCACCCCCGTCCTCCCAACCCAAGACACAGGGAACTGATCCCATGGCATCCCTCAATGGTACTTTTGATGCGACCGAGGTCGCCCCCGCCGTTCCGCTCGAGGTGCTGCCGCCCGGCAAATACCTCGCGCACCTTATCGAGAGTGAAATGGCACCGACCAAGGCGGGCGACGGGCAGTTGCTGAAGCTGGTCTTCGAGATCTTGGAAGGGCCCTCCGCGCGTCGGAAGATCTTCGATCAGCTGAACCTGGTGAACCGCAACGAGCAGACGGTGGAGATCGCGCAGCGCACCTTGTCGGCCATCTGCCACGCGGTGGGCCAGATGCATGTCGGCGATAGCGAGCAGCTGCACTTCAAACCGCTGTTCGTGACGCTGAAGGTCGAGCCTGCCGGTACCGACAAATACGGCGTGCACCGCGAGGCGCGGAACAAGGTGTCTGGCTATTCCGCCGCCAAAGCAGGGAGCACCAGTGTTGCGCCGAGCCAAGCAGCGCCAACGCCCCGCCCTGCGACAACGCCCCCGCCTGCTGCGCGCCCGGGCACAGGCGGCACGCCCCCCTGGCGGCGCGCCTGATCGGGAGGGTTGCCATGGTAAGCCTGCCAATCCCGCCAACGCCCACCGTATCGGCCATCTACACCGCCTATGAGGCGGCGGCCGATCACGGCTTTCGGGAACATCTGGGCGCGTCACTGATCGGCACCGAATGCGAGCGCGCCATCTGGTACGGCTTTCGCTGGACCACGCGCGTGAAGCAGACGGGCCGGCTGTTGCGGTTGTTCGATACTGGCAATCTGGCGGAGGCACGCTTTGTCGCTGACCTTCGCCGTATCGGCGTTACGGTGCTGGATCTCGATCCAGCCACCGGGCGCCAATGGCAGCTACGCGATACGGGCGGCCATTTCGGCGGCAGCATGGATGCGGTGGCGATCGGCTTACCCGAAGCGCTTCGCACCTGGCATGTCTGTGAATTCAAGACCCATAGCGAAAAATCCTTCCTCGCACTCAAGCGCGAGGGTGTCGCCAAATCCAAGCCGCTGCACTGGGCGCAAATGCAGACCTACATGCATCTGGCAGGGTTGGAACGCGCCTTTTACCTCGCGGTGAACAAGAACACCGACGAGCTCTATCAGGAACGCCTGCATTACGACACCGAGGCCGCATTGCGCATCATGGCCAAGGCTGAGCGGGTCATTGCCGCGAACCGACCGCCTGCGCGCATCAGCGATGATCCCGCATGGTGGCAATGCCGCTTCTGCGAGCATCACGCCACCTGTCACGAGGGTGCGATGCCTGAGCGGCATTGCCGGTCCTGCCTGCATGCCTCGCCCACCAATGACGGCGCCTGGCATTGCGCGCGGCACAACCATCAGCTTGGGAGGCGCGACCAGGAGGCTGGTTGCGTCGCGCATCTCTTTATCCCGGACTTCATCGCCGGCGAGCAGAAGGATGCGGGTGAGGATTGGGTAAGCTATCGGCTGCGCGACGGTACAGAGTGGCGCGACGGCGTTGCCGATACGCCAACGCCGAAACTGATCCCGCACCGTCCCTGTCTGACCTGCAGCAGCACCACCTTTCGCGTGGGACCCGGCAAGGGCCCGCATATCGCGGAACTGATCTGCACCGGCTGTGAGCGAGGCGGGCGCTGGCTCAGCAAGGCAGATGCCTTGACGATGGGGGTGGCGGCATGAGCCTATCCCTTCGCCCATATCAGTCTTGCGCAGTCGATGAGGTTTTCAATTACTTTGAGCATCAAGTCGGGAATCCGCTGGTCGTGCTCCCAACAGGCACAGGTAAAAGCCTCTGCATCGCCGCCCTTACGCAGCGCGCCATTGCCATGTGGCCAGAGACGCGCATCCTCATGGTCACGCATCAGAGGGAGCTAATCCAGCAAAACTTCATGGCGCTGCTGCGCGCCTGGCCCGATGCGCCAGCCGGTATCTATTCGGCCGGGCTTTCGCGGCGGGACATTCACGCGCAGATCCTCTTTGCCGGCATTCAATCCATCCACCGCCACGCATACAAGGTGCAGCGTTGCGATCTGGTGCTAATTGATGAGGCCCATCTACTCGGGCGTAATGATAGCGGCATGTATCGCCGCTTTCTCACGCAGCTCAAGGAAATCAACGCCGGCCTCACCAAGGTCGTCGGCTTCACCGCCACACCTTACCGGCTGGATAGCGGCCTGTTGCACGAGGGCGAGGATCGGCTTTTCACCGATATCGCCTATGAGGTGCCGGTGCTGGAGATGATCCAGCAAGGCTATCTCTGCCCGGTGGTTCCCAAGCAGACCACGACCCAGCTTGATGTCGGTGGTGTGGGCACGCGCGGCGGCGAATTCATCGCCAAGGACCTTGAGGCCGCAGTCGATCGCGATGAGGTCACACGCGCCGCCGTGGCCGAGATCGTTGAGCACGGCACGGATCGTGGATCCTGGCTGGTATTCTGCTCCGGCGTTGCCCATGCGCGGCATGTGCGGGACGCGCTCCGCGAGCATGGCATCTCAGCCGAGACCGTCACGGGCGACACGCCCGGCCCCGAACGCGATGGCATCCTGACCGCGTTCAAGGCCGGAAGGCTGCGCTGCGTCACCAACGCCAATGTGCTCACCACCGGTTTTGATGCGCCGGGCACAGACCTGATCGCGCTACTGCGCCCCACCAAGAGCGTCGGCCTCTATGTTCAGATGGTTGGTCGCGGCACGCGCCTTGCCGAGGGCAAGGATGACTGCCTGGTGCTGGACTTCGCCGGCAACACAGCACGGCACGGCCCGATCGACACGGTTGATGGCCGCAAGAAGGAAACCGCCGAGGACGGCAAGGCACCGATCAAAACCTGCCCAGAATGCAAAACCATCAACCACGCGAGCGTGCGGCACTGCATCGAGTGCGACTATGAATTTCCGCCGCCGGTGGTGAAGGTGGCGCCGAAGGCAGCGTCTGACGCGCTGCTGTCGACGCAGATCCAGGCGGCCTGGTGCGATGTCACTGATATTGCCTACGCGCGGCATGAAAAGCCCGGCAAGCCAGCGTCGCTCCGCGTCACCTACGAATGCGGCCTGACCCAACACAGCGAATGGGTGTGTTTCGAGCACACCGGATTTCCCCGCGACAAGGCGCTGTCCTGGTGGCGACGTCGTGCGGGCAATCTGCCGCCACCCATGACGGTGGATGAGGCGCTGGCCCAACAGCAGCATCTGCGCCGGCCCATCGCAATCCAAGTCCGGCCCACGGGCCAATACACCGAAATCACCGCAGTGAGGTTCATGTGAAATGCGCCGCCTGTCGTCTGCGCACTGCGCGCTGCTTTGGTTGGTTCGATCCGCGGCTGAAAACCGGGACGCCACGTTGGGCCTGTTCCATGCGCTGCATGCATGCGATGCGCCGGAGGTGGGGCGTGATTGATCCCGACGAACACGAAATCGCCGCCATCCAGGCCGCAAGCCCCATGGCGGGCGAGTATCTGGAAAGCATTGGCAAGACCGATCTTGCGGTGCTGAGCGATGCCGAATGGCTGACGCTGCTGGAGGTGATCGTCACCGCCTATCAGGACGCGCTGGCGCAGCGCCTGGATAGCGGCAGCCATCCCGCACCGCCTCTGTCAGGGAGGGCCGCATGAAGGATTTCATGGCCCAATTCGGCGCGCGCCTGGTGGATAATGGCTACCCGGTCATTCCCATCATGCCGGGCGCCAAGGTGCCGGGCCATTTCCGCAAAGGCGCCTGGGCCGCCTATCCGGATTGGACGCGGCATTGCGACCGGGCGACCAAAACCTTCGAGATAGACATCTGGCGTCGCTGGCCAGATTGCGCGGTCGGCATCGCCTGCGGCGCCGTGGTCGGCATCGATATTGATGTGCCCGATGCCTCGGTCGCGGTCACGCTCACCGATCTGGCGAAGCGCATGCTGGGCGAAACGCCATGTCTGCGCATCGGTCAGGCGCCGAAGCGCCTGCTGGTCTATCGCGCTGCCACAGCCTTTCGCGGGCGCAAGCGTCATCCACTCGAAGTGCTGGCACGCGGGCAGCAATTCGTCGCCTATGCCATCCATCCCGTCACCGGGCAGCCCTATGCCTGGCCAGAGGACGGCCTGACTGACACGCCGCTTGCCGACCTACCCGAGATAACCGAAGCGGCCTGCAACGCCTTCCTGGACGCCGCGTGGGACATGGTGCCGGCGGCGCTGCGCAAGACAACACTGAACATGGATAGCCGGAGCGACACCTGGCGCGGGCGATCCGATCCGCGTGGCACCCCAGAAGCCGTCGCTGCCGCGCTGGCCTATCTGCCGAATGACGATCTGCCTGGAAATGAATGGATCACCATCGGCGCCGCCATCAAAGCCGCGATTGGCGAGGAAGGCCGCCAGCTTTGGCTCGACTGGTCACGCAATGCGAGCAAGTCCGGACAATCAGGGCGCAAGGATACACCAGAACGGCGCTGGGCGACACTCAAGCCGCATAGCGCAGGTGCGGGCAAAATCTATTGGCTGGCGGAAAAGCGCGGTTGGAATCCACCGCCTGAGATTATCCTGAATGGGAATGTGGCGGAGCAAATGGCAATGCCGCATCCGGCGGCGGGGCTGTTGGCAAAGGCAAACACTGCGGCTGCCCCGAGCGCACCACCACCCGCGCCTTATCGTGTTCCGCCAGAACTGCTGCAGGTTGACGGCGCCTTGCGGCTTTTTCTCGACTACGCGAACGCGACGGCCATAAGCCCGCAACCCTTCCTCGCGCTTGGCGCAGGTATCTGCATGATCGGCGCCCTCGCTGGCAGGCGCTACCGCACACCCACCGATTTGCGCAGCAACGTCTATGCCGTCGGCATTGCTGATAGCGGCGGCGGGAAGGATCACGCACGGCGTTGCGTCAAACGCACCATCTTCGCGGCAAAGCTGGACCGCTACCTTGGCGGCGAAGAACTCGCCTCATCAGCCGGGCTACTCACATCCTTGCAGCGCCATCCCGTGCGGCTGTTCCAGGTGGACGAATTCGGCCAGTTCCTAAAGGCCGTCCTGAGCCCCCGTGCGCCGGCACATAAAGCGGCCATCTGGGCTGAATTGACCAAGCTCTATACCTCGGCAGCAGAGCCATACATCGGCACAGAATACGCGGACCAGAAAACCAAGCCGCGCGTCACCATTGAACAGCCCTGCGCCTGCCTTTGGGGCGTTACCGTGCCGGGACCATTCTGGACGGCGCTGGAAGGCGGCGCGCTCGCAGATGGCTCCATCGCCCGCTTTTTGGTCTTCCTGACAGACGAGGATTATCCGGAACGCAACGAGACGCCGGCGCCAATGGATCCACCAGCCGATCTTGTCGCCGCCATCCAGGCGATTGCCCTCGGCGTGCCTGGACACAGCCATGGAGGCAATCTCGCCGATCTGATGGAAGCGACCGCACCGATGCACGCCTACACCGTGCCCCTAAGCCTGGAGGCTGAGGCGGCCATGGCTGTGGTGCGGCGGGAAGCGACCGACAAGCTGCGGTCGCACCGCGGAACCTACGCAACCGCGCTATTCGGCCGTCACGCCGAAAACGCTGCAAAGCTCGCCATGATCGCCGCCGTGAGCCGTGATCCGGCGCAGCCAGTGACCGAGGCGAAGGACGTCGTATGGGCATCCCGTCTGGTCGAGCACTGCATCAGCACCATGCTGCGGGAAGCAGAGCGCAGGGTTTCGAACAACGATACGGAAGCCAAGCACAAGCGGTTGCTGCAGATCATCCGTGACGGCGGGCGGCAATCCCGCAGTGAGATTACGCGGCAATCTCAATTTCTTTCGCGCCGCGAGCGCGAGGAGATCCTGTGTTCCCTCCAGGAGGCGGGCCTCATCCTGGTAGAGCAGGAGGTCGGCACGACCAAGCCAATCACCTTCTACACCGCTGTGGCACCGACCCCGTTAGGGCCATCCACGGAGGCCGCGCCATGAATTATCTGACGAAGCTGAAATTTGGCCCTCCCGAAACCCCAGGCAAAAGGCCGGATCGCGGGGAGAGTTCAATAATTCAATATTTCCCGCGCGCGCGCAGACGTACACATGCACGCGCCTTGGGAAGGGGCCCTAGAACTATTGAATTATCATTATTATTGAATTTTCTCCCTCTCTATAGGGGGGCACGCCCTCTCAAGCCTCAGGGGATGGCCCTGCCATGACCCTCCCAGGCTCTCCAGCGCCGCCGCGCTCGTCCCTAAACCGCGGCACGCGCAGCCCAACCACCACGCCCGAGATGGAAGCACTCCGCCGCCGCGTCTGGCAGCAGCAGGGAGTGGTCTCACTCGCGATCGAGGACATCACCGACCCCTGGCTGCGCCAGGCTGTCCAGAACGAAGCCGTGCGCCGCTGGGGGCCTCGGCCGCAGGAGAAGAACCATGGCCGCTAAGCGCAAGCAGAAACGCACCAAGACACCGGATACGATGGGCCCGTCCCAATGGCGGCTGCAGCATGGCGACTTCACGCCACCGATCCGGGAAGCCGACCCCGAGACCGGAAGACCCGTTCAGCATCGCCGTGCGTTGGATACGCTGGGGATGATGCTGGCCAACGGGACGATCACGCAGGAAATGCACGACGCCGGCAGTACCTTCCGGGCCCTGTTCTATGTGGCTGCGCTGGATGGCGTGACGCGCTCGGCCCTAGTGCGTCAGCCGGGTGGTTCGACCGACATGCTTTCCGACCGCAGCCTGGATGCGCGGCGCAGGATAGCAGCCGCGCTCAATGCGCTGGGCGGCCACGACAGCGCGGCAGGCTCCTGCGCGTGGTATGTAGTGGGGTTGGAGATGTCGGTGCGGGAATGGGCCATGCGCCAGGGCTGGGGTGGGCGGCCCGTCCCGCCGCCGCAGGCGCAAGGGATGCTGGTGGCCACGCTCAGCGTGCTGGCGGGGCATCTCGGGCTGGTGGGACGGCAGAGGGCGGCGTGAGGAGCGCCACGACCATTGCCTACCCAATCAGCTTCCAGTGATACCCGCAGCGGCCACCGTCCGCGCAATAGTCTCTCGTTGTGCGGATAGAAAGCTGGCAAAGGCGCTCGGGGATGACCCCACGGGCACAGCACCAAGTGTCGCAAGACGGTCACGCACTGCTTGTTGGTTTACGGCGTGCTGCGCCGCTTGATGAAGCCGCGTTATAGCGCCTTCAGGAGTACCGGCCGGAACAAACAAACCATTCCACTCCTGGAAAACAAAGCCTGGCACCGCCCCTTCGTTAGCTGTGGGAACATCTGGCAGAGATGCCATGCGTTCCGGGCTCAGTATGCCAAGGGGTATGACTTTTCCTTCACGGGCAAGCGCAACCGTCGAACCCGCAGTCACGACAGCGAATGCTAGGTTGCCAGACATCACGTCCTGCAACGCCGGTGCAGCACCGCGATACGGCACGTGAGTGGCGCGAACGCCCGCTTGCCGAAGCAGACTTTCAGCGGCGATGTGAGGGCCTGTTCCATTGCCTGAAGAGCCATATGAAAAATCTGCGCCGGGCTGCTTCAGTCGCTCAAGCAGCTGTGCGAGCGAGCGGATGGGCAGATTTGGATTGCCAACAACAATGATCGGTTGGCTCACCACCAACGAAACAGGGGCAAAGGCCCTAGCGTAATCGAAGGATAAATCACGGATCAAAAGCGGATTGATCACGTGCCCCAAAGCATCGAGAAGAAGCGTATGCCCATCGGGCTGAGCCTGTGCGGCAGCGGCAGCACCGATCGAACCACCGGCTCCAGCGCGGTTCTCCACCACGACTGACTGCCCAAGAAACTCAGACATTGGACCGGCGATCAGGCGTGCGACCGTGTCGATTCCTCCACCTGGCGGGTAAGGGGCAATGATGCGCACTGGACGACTAGGAAAGCCTTGAGCGCGAGCAAAGCTCGGCGAGGTAAGGGCAGAGGTACCCGTCAGCAAAGCGACAATGGATCGACGACTAAGCATTCGAGGAAGCTCCCGCTTGATGATGGCTCATGAGCCCTGCTTACTGAAAGCGTAAGTGTCTGGTCGCTAACCTGCAATAGCGGGCCCAATAAGGTTTCGATCGTGGGCGAGTCACAAAAAAATTCTGTTGGCGAAAACAAGCGCAGCGCCGCGTGAAATTGTCGTGTTGCACAGCGGAATTCGCTTTGGCTATTATGCCCTCACATTAAAGAATTGTGATCGCGATTGATCGTGAGGTCGTCGCCAAGCGCAGTCCGGAAGGCCAAAGAGAGCAATAGCGAAACCCCAAGTGATCCTGATGGTTCCTTCTGGCCACAGCGATATGCGGGGGGCGGAAGCGCCCGACCCCTCTAGCGTCAGAACAAAAATATGGGTTGCAGTTTGCACTATAGCGACGTGAATTCAATGACTTAGGTGCAAACCTAGGCCCTTCAGGTTTGCACCTGGTTTGCACCCATTCGATGTGATTTCAGCAGCTTAGATGCGGATGAAATGATCGGGGGCGACCAACCCACCCCCGATCTGTCCTGCCGAGCGGCGAGGCCGGTTGGCGGCACGTCGGATCAGAACGACTTATCGATACATCGAGGGCCAGCTTAATTGCAACCCGAATCGCCTAGCACCGCGCATCCCCGCCCAACCCTTCCCGGATATTCCCAATGACGCTTCCCTGGATGGCCGAGCGGATCCAACTCCGCGCGATTGCCTCGCTGCGCCCGCACGCCGGCAATGCGCGCGTGCATGATGCGGCGCAGCTCGCGCAAATCATGGCCAGCATGCAGGCTTTCGGCTTCACCAATCCGCTGCTGGTGGACGAGGACGGCGTGCTGATCGCGGGGCATGGCCGGTTGGCGGCGGCGGAAGCGCTCGGCATCGCCAAGGTGCCGGTGATTGTGCTGAAGCACCTCGCGCCCGCGCAAAAGGAAGCGCTGCGGCTTGCTGATAATCGCATCGCAGAGAACGCCACCTGGGACCAGGCGCTGCTGCGTGATG